GGGTTGGAGGTGTCGCATGCTACCCTCACTCCCTGTCGAGTGGCTCACCGCAGACGTGCTGCTCCGGGCGATCTCGAGATCCCTCGGCACACGCTTGATCTCCAGGCAGCACCTGGAGCCCTTGGTGGTCCTGGGCGGCTTGCAGAAGGTGTGCTTCCCAGCGCCAGCGGACCCTTTCTCCCGGTCAACCCTGGGAGCTGACCAGTGCTACTGGCGCATCGCCGATCCCGCTCGGTTGGTCGAGCTCGTGTCCGAGTATGCGCTGCTCAAGGGTCACTCGGCGAATGACGATCCGTGCCTGCTTCGTTGTGGCTGACCTGTCGGCGAGTAGCATTTTCCGCAGAGGCACAAGGCACTCGCCAGGTAGAAGCAGGCATCTTGCCCCGAGCGCTCCGGAGTAATAGGTGAACGTCAGCACCGATAGAGCGCGAGACGAGACAGCCGGGAGAGACCGGCATGTAGGAAGCCCGGCTGTTGAAGTTAGACACCGATGAAGGCGACGGGGTGCGACGCCCCACCGGGCCTTTCAAGGAGAAGATCGTGAAACCCACTGTCATCGACTTCGAGACTGAAGCTATCGTCAATGCCAATGGTCAAGGGCACTGCCCACGTTCCTTTCCGTTCCCTCCCTGTTGCCATGAGGCCTGGTCCGCATGAATCTGACCCGTGAAGAGGTGCTTGCCAAGGTGCGGTTGGTCGGACTGGTATGTCTGCCCTCGCCCTGGGACCGTCTCAAGGCCTGGTGCCGTCTCAGGGGGTTCAGAGTGAACAAAGCCGATCAAGTTGAGAGGATCTTGAAAGGAGAGACCTGCGACGTGTGCCGGTATCGATGCCCGATGTCCAACGCGGCGGGTGAGCGCTTCTTGGCTTGTGGTCGGGGCATCACATTGGATGCCTCCCAGGCTCCCCGGACTGACCCGTCCGGCACGTGTGAGCATTTCAGGAGGTACGATCCGTTCGGCTGGATGGCCGAGGCTTGTCCGCTCGTCAGACTATGAGGGTTCGAAGTGATCAAGCCTCCTCCTCCGCTGCAAGCGTGCCTTTTCAAGGACCACCCGATCGGGATTGTCCGGTTCAAGGATTCCCTGCTGCTCGTGGTCGATGACCTAGGGGCGGCTCTGCAGATCGAGCACGTGCGCCACGTCGTCCACGGCTTCTCGGAGGACCGAAAGCAGATCGTGGAGGTGTCCACCTCTACCGGTCAGCAACGGGTCTACTGCCTCACCAGACAGGGCGTCAACGCACTCATCTTCCTGGCTGACCGAGCAGTCGCACGGGAGTTTCGCACCTGGTTGCGTCCAACACTCGCGGCGATGAGGCGGAAGCCACCCAAGATGGCACTCGTGCCACCACAACCGAGACCGAGGGCTCGGCCGAGGTTTCCGCGGGCCATACGTGGGGTGATCTTGGGACGCCTGATAAAGGCAGAGCTCGCGCTACAAGAGATCATCAAGGAAGCCTCGAAGGTCCCTGGTTTCGACAAGCACGTTTTGAATCACGCCCGAGCGGCAGCGCGAGAGTCTGCACGCATCATCCACCTGGATAACGCCTGGGACCAAGTGATGCCATCTCCGGAAGACCAAGCCGAGCGGGACCGTGCGCGAGTAGCCATCTCTCGCCAAGTCCTCTCGGGCGAGTCCACCGGTCAGGTGTTCAATCCCAAGGAGTGGTTCAAGCAGTACATGTCCAAGGATTGACTCACCCTGCTTCCCGGAGGTAGTGTTCTTCCATCCCGCCAGGGTGTTTCATCAAGGACTTCTTCCAGGGATAGCAAAAGGCTCTCGGGACCAATCCTCGAGAGCCTTTCGCTTGATCTCCTCCCAGCTCCCCGCTTAGCATCAAGGCATCTTGGCACGCTACGCGATCCGCATCTCCGACGACGTCTACCAGCGCATCCTTTCCGCGTTTCGCTCTGCTCCCGGCAACATCTCTCGAGCTGCCCGTGAGTCCGGCACAGACTGGAGGACATGCCGTCGCGCCTGGGATACCGGCTGGCCCATGCTGCCCGGTCGCGAGAAGCCGATGCGCGACATCGTCTACGAGGAGCAGATCTTCGCCCGCGCCAGGGTGAAGGAGCTCGAAGAGCAGCTCTCCAGGCAAGCTACAGAGGCAGCGGCGGCTCAGCGCCTTGCGGCCGAGGTCAAGGCACGGCAAGACGCCGTCTCCAGCCGGGTGCAGGAAGCCCAGATGATCCGTCTTGCTCGAGGGGCGACGATGGGGCTCTTTGCCGGCGTGGTCTCGATGACCAAGAGCGTTCCCAAGCTCGCCGGTCGCATCCAAGAGGCGGTTGACACTCTCTCCTCGGACCCAGCGGGGCTCTCCAGGGCGGACCTTCAGAACATGGCCCAGCTCATCAACCAGCTCGTGGTCTCGGTCAACACGCTCGCCTCGACCGGCCAAAGGGTGATGGAGATGGATCGGCTCCTCCTGGGCGAGCCGACCAACATCTTGCGCGCCGAGCACTCGAACATCACGATGGAGGAGGCTGGCCAGCGCATCGAGGCCGGACGTCGTGCGCTGGAGTACGCCAGGCAGGAAGGAATCACCATCGACGTGACCCCCACGCCAATCAAGGATGCAAAGGCCCTCTCCTCGCCCGCCGCTGCCACTTCGGATGATGCTGATGGGGTGAACGTCGAGCATCTCCCCCTCACTCAAGCCTCGTGACGTGAAGTACCGGGACCAGCGCCGTCTCGACGGCAACCAAGCCATGGGCATCCAGGTCTTCCGGCGTCGAGAGCAGCTCCCCTGTCCGGTGTGCAAGGCTCCCGGGCAACACGGCCGATGCCGGGTGTGCAAGGCTCCCGTCCCGACAAGCGAGCCAGACGAGCCTCCCAAGGCCTCGGACGCGCCTTCCGGCGAGCCTCCCGATCGCGTTTGAGGCCTCGAGTGGCCCTCTAGAGCCGATTCCCGGAGTGTCCAGGAATGGCAAGAGCGCCCTGGAGTGCCATTCTGGGAGTGTCCAGCGGAACCAAGCCAGTCACCACACGCGGGCTGGTCTGTAGTCCAGGGCTAGTCCACCCATGGCCAGCGTCGAGTCGTAGGCGGAAAGCGCCTGGAAGCCAAGGAGAGCTGCACAACGCCGTGGATGTAGCTCAACCTTCCGCCGGACACTCCGGAAATGGGGATTCCAAGAGCTCAAGTTCTTGGGGAGGGTTTTGGGAAGGCCTCACCCTCTCCTCGTCACCAGCTCCCAGGTCACCAGGCTCTCCCTCTCTCCAGCTCTCCCTCCAGGTGGTCTCTCCAGCCCAGGTGGTCTCTCCAGCCCAGGTGGTCTGGCCGCTCTCTGCCACTCTCTCCAGCCCAGGTGGCCTGATGACCACTCTCTCCCACTCTCCGCCACACCAGGCTCTCAGGTGGCCTCCAGTGGCCTCCCCCCGCCTCTCCAAGCAATTGTGTGCTCCTTGACCAGTCAGTCCATCTCACTCTCCCTGGAAGCAATCTCATGTCTGGGTGGTGGATAGTTCCCTCCCGGAATCCAGGTTTTGGAGCCTCTCTTCCACTCGACCCGGTCAACCAGTCACCATCATGCTCCGGGTGGAAGTCGGTAGTAGCCTCGCTCAGAGGGGATTTCGAGCTTTTTCCCCTGTAATTCCGCGGTCATACGGCTGCTGGGTCACATCGTTTGCAGCCGCAGGATGGGGTGTGTCCAGAGGTTCTGGACTCCTCTCTGGACTCCTCTCGCTTGAACTCCCTCGCGTAGGTCTTCGCGTAGAGGGAAATCGCCTCTCCTCCCTCGAGAGCGGAGAGCTCTCCAGGGAGTCTCGAGAGGACGATTTCCAGAGGGAGAAATGGGTCTGGGTAGAGCTTGGCGCGCGCGTCTGCAAGCGCGGTTCGAACGATGGTTGAGAACAGCTTGTCGAGCAACATGTCTACTCCTTGTGCGGGTGGTTCACTGCAAGAGTACGAAAGTCCGCATTAGGGCTCACCACTGGTTAGATTCCACTCAACTACTACCGGGAGTTAGAGGGTTTTCAGTAGCTCTCCCAGAGGAGAGCTACTCTGTGAAGCCTTGCCACTCACAGCTAGGAGCGGCTGGGTTAGCTCGATGGGTTTCGGCTCCTAGCTGGGAGCACTGCCACCATCCGGTGAGAGCGAGGTTGTGGCGAAGAGCCGCTCCGCAGAGTGGACAACGGCCCGTGGCTACAACGGCTCGCGCCTCTGCCTGAGCAGCGGCGATCCGCTCTGCTGCTGCTCTCCGCTCTTCCCTCTTTGCTTGGCGAGTAGTCATACTCTTATTCTTAGCAATCCTTGCGCCATTAGCGGGATTGCCTAGTCTCAGGTGGTTAGCTCCCACGCTTCCATGGAGAGTGGAGTTGTGTTACCCCACCTTTCGCTAACCAAGCATTATTGCTTGGCTATCGGTTGGGTTGCCGTTACCCCACTTCGAGGGTTTTTACCCACCCCTGGTCGAGAGGGATCAACAGCTTGCAAAGGGCACAAAGCTTGCTAAGAATAAGAGCATGACTACTCGCCGCCAGCCAAAATACGAAGTGGTACTTCGAGTCACCTCCAAGAGCATTACGATGACCAAGCGGAATGTTCCTCTGTTCATTCACCACGTGATCACCCTCTCGGAGAGTGGCCAGGTGTACGCGATAGAGATCCCATTCTTCACTCAGCCGGGGTGCTTCCTGGCCGACCTTGGAGAGGGCAGGATCGAGCCCGTCCTCCCAAACAAGCAGGCGCGGAAACGCCTCTACCGTGGCGCTCGCCGGGCGGGCATCTACGCCTACCGGCTGCACCGTCACCTCGGTGCCGAGGTGACCCAGCTCTCCCAGCTCTCTCAGCCCGGCCCCAAGAGCTTCATCGGTACCATGCGCATCTCCCGTTTCCACATCCGCATGGCTCACCGCGAGGCTGCAGAGGCCTACGAGGCGCTTGGTCAGCTCAGCCTGGCCAGGGAGCACCGAGAGCTCTTCGACCGGCTCAGCGCGAGCCTTGAGAGGCACCCGTGTCTCTTCTGAGGGCGCCATGACCCCGAGACAGCAAAAAGAGTACGAGAACGGCCTCAAAGCCGCTGAGCAGCTCTCCCTTGAAGAGGTCTCCTCCATCCAGGACTCCCTCGTGTGGGGCGAAGGATTCGACTGGCGTGACTGGTTCGCTGACCCACCTTCCAAGTTCTTCCGACGTGGCTTCCTGGCCCGCGTTACAGCACGCGATCGAGACCGCTGATCCATTCTCGGAGTGTCCGGCGGAAACTCCTCCGCTATTCTCGGAGTGTCCGGCGGAGATTCACCCCCCAAAAGCTCCCAAAACTCGAAATGCCCGGGAAGACCTCTCCCTGCCCTTATGAGAGGCCTCCCCCCCTCCCTCACCTCTTTGCCTCAACCTCAGGCCTAGAGCTCGTCCCTGGCCCGCACAGCGATTCCCCCTCCCTCTCCCTCTGGCCCAAGAGGCCTAGGAGAGCTCGCCAAGCACCGCGACGAGCTCGTGAGAAGCAATTCCTGGAGTGTCTGGCGGAAACTCCTCTGTGGGATGATGTCCTACCCCCCGGCCCCCCATATGTGGGAGATGGGGGTAGGCTCCCCTCCATCTCCCTTTAACTATGAGGTCAGAGGGAGCGCGCAAACTTGCTAAGTTCCTCCCGCTCCCTCCCCGCTCCCTCCGCTCTCCTCCTCCTCCCTCCACTCCACTCCGCTCCACTCCGCTCCTCTTGGCTCTTGGGTGCTCTCTCGGCTCTCTCGGCTCTCTTGGTGGCCGTGGTGCTCTCTCGGCCCTTGGCAGCCAGAGCACTCTCTTGGTGGCCGTGGCAGGTTGAGTGGTGAGTGGTGTGCTCTTGGCAGCCGAGCTGGAGAGTGGCCGTGGGGGGTGGACGCTCTTGCCGGTTGCCGGGAGGTCATCCGGCAGGCCTGGAGCAGGCGACCCATCGCCGCGCATTTTACTCCACGGGCCACTTGCGCGCGCACGCCGTACACCGGACGCCAACCACAAAACCACAGGAGGTCGGCGACATGCGACATGGACTCAACGACGTTCAACTGCGGGTGGCGCTCGCGCGGCGGGGTTGGCCCCAATGGAGGCTCGCCTCCCGACTGGGAGTCTCCCCTTCGACATTCTCAGGCTATCGACGGGGGCGCACCCGCCCTCCAGCTCGGCTGCTGGATCGCGCCGAGCATCTTCTCGGGCTCGCCCCCGGCGCACTCCGCGCCGGAACCGACACGACCCGTGACCCCAGCAGTTCCCCATCCACCCCCTCTGGCTAGCGCCAATTTTTTGGCCACAACCAGAGAGGGGGGAGCGCAAACTTGCAAGGTAGCGAGTAGTGTTTCCCAAGCCGGCACAAGGCATGAGGCATGAGAGCCAGACGCAAGCCACAGAGCGACGCACAGCTCGCTACCGCCTGGCTGAAAGAGGCGAACGCGGCTGGCCTGACCAGCGGGCGGGTGTTCCGTGCGGCCTGCTACGTGATCGCCGCAACACGCGCCAAGCATCCGGAGGAGCTGTCACCGGAGACGATCCTCACCGCGATCACCGAGGCCGAGAAGGGGCTCGGGAGCACTGACACCAAAGCTCACCAGGTCGAAGGCATTCTCCGGGGCAAAACATGCGCCACCTGTGACTATGGCGGGCGGTTCATTGCCCTTCTTGACAGGCTTGACTGCACGCTCGTCACCCCGGCGGTAAAGGTGTGCCCATCGAATTGGTGCTGCCACTGGTCAGGACGGGATGAAGCATGAGGCGAGACGAGCTTGAGGTTGGCAGGGTCTACCTGGTAGCCGGGCGAGGCGAGATGCGGCTCGCGGAGTTCTGCCCTCCACCGGCTGACCTGATTCGGAAGTTCCGGGCGTATGGAGGCCGTGCCCCCGAGGGGGTTACCGTGAGACTCGAGTCTCACGGTGGTGGAAGCTATTGGGTAGCTCCCGAGGAGATCGTCCGGGAGGCGACGCAAGAGGATCTAGTCGCTCGGGACGCACAAGCTCGGCCCCGTGGCCTGGCGTGTGATGACCCAGAGTGTTGGTGTCGAAGGCGTGGAGCATGAAGGACGGAGCAAACGAAACACAACCGGAGGATGGGCATCATGAAACTGTTGACAGCAGATGGATATGACGTAGCAACCCCTGACGACTTTGGCTGCGATGGGGACTATGGAGCTGTTTATCAAACCGTGCCGGAATTCATGGCGAAGATTGAAGATCCTCAGCTCGTGATCAAGTTTGCGAAGAAATTCGTCGAGGCGATCACGATCTACGAGAAGTCAGCGACGGACCGGCTTCGCCACATCCCATTCGTTGCGACGGAGTGCGTGGGGGGTGCAAACCCGTTGATGTTTATCTTCAAGGAGGAGAACAACGGGAACACCTATCGAGTCATTGACGATTGACATGTGCATGAAGGACGGTCGCAAAGCTGATCTGGTAGAGGCCATGCTTCGAGGCGAGACTTGTAGCAATTGCTACTATCGAGCTCGGGTTGGGACCCTTTCGGGAAGAAGCCACCTTTCGGAAAGCCTTGAACACCCTCCTGGACTCAAGCTTCTCTATGACCAGGGGTGCTGGTGGTATGCGCTGCCTCGACCACTACCCACCGAGGGGTGGTGTAAGCGCTGGCAGGTCAAGCTCTCGTCAAGGACAGCCCTGGAGGATGCGCTGGAACGGTTGTAACGAAACGGAGCACAACCGGGGGTGTTACGAAATGCCACAAGACACTGAGAAGGCGTGCCGTATCATCACTGCCATAGCGGTGATTGCCAAGAACGATGCTTGCTACTGGCGTGTCGCCCACCACATCCTGACGTGGCAGGATGGCGCTGTGGCGATCTCGGCAGACGCGCTCTGCATGCGTCTGCCACCAGATCTCTGGCCTGATAGACAGGACTTCGAGACACGCAACGGTTGCGTGAAGTGCTACCTGCTCGAGTTTCGGAAGGCGTTCGAGACCATGGAACGTCCTACTGATTCCTAGGCCAGAGACTCCAGGTCGTTGACTCACCCTGTGAAGTAGGCCAACATCCGGGTTGCAGGCGGTAGCTTCCTCCTCCCTGGATTGAGTTTTGGGCAGTGACACTCCACAACCACCCATCGACGTTTGGTTGCTCGTTCGTGAAGTCCTCGAGGCGAAAGAGCCACCTCGGGATGATCTCCCTTCCATACGCCCAGAGGTCTGGAAGCAGTGTGGTCCAGGGGTCTGGAAGCGCAAGAAGGGCCCCAAGTGAGGAGCGCTGCTGATGTCTTGGTTAGGTCGGCTATTCCACAAGACCCCCCGTCCGGGGGGAGAAAGCACCAACATGAAGGTTGAAACGGTTGAGACGGTAGGGACGACTGGAATGGCTGGATCTTGCTCCCTGGATGCGCCACTGCTTGCTGGTCTTCCAACGGGGCTTCGCGTTGAGCTGTGCCGAGCAGGGGCCAAGCTGCCCGTGCGGTCCACTCCTGGCTCGGCGGGCCTGGACCTCTACTACCCCGGGCCAGGGGCGATTCGCATCCTGCCCGGTGACCACACCACCATCCCGCTGGGGATCAAGCTCTCCATGCCCGCCGGGATGGTTGGTCTGATCTGTCCGCGTTCGGGGATGGCTGTGAAGCAAGGTGTGACTGTGCTCAACGCTCCTGGCGTGGTGGACGGCGACTACCGCGGGGAGATTCACGCGGTGCTCATCAACCTTGGCAAGGAGCCCTTCCAAGTGACTCCTGGTGACCGAGTCGCTCAGCTCCTTCTGGTCTCCTCACACGCGCTGGCAGCCATGCAGGTGGTCTCGCTGGACGTCACGGCGCGCGGTGAGGGTGGCTTCGGCAGCACCGGGAGATAGGCAACATGGCGGTTCCTGCTTCAGTCGTTGAGGCTTCCACTGTTGCGATGAAGCAGCAACTGCAGCTTGCCCGTCAGAGCGCCAACGTGTTCGTCGAGTTTGTCATGCGTGACGAGCATCTTGGTGTACCCCTTGTCCAGAGCGCGGTGCAGAAGGAGTGGCATCGCCTGGCAGGGATTCACGATCGTCTTGTGATCTGGAGCTCGGTAGAGTCTGGGAAGGCTCTGCCTCTCGACACACCGATCCCAACCCCGGCTGGCTGGCGCACGATGGGCGAGCTCCGTGTTGGTGATGAAGTCTTCGACTCTGCTGGGGCGTCCTGTCGAGTGACCTACGTCACGCCAACCCAGGTGGACCGCAAGCTGTTTCGGGTGGTGTTTGATGACGGTGCCGAGCAACTGGCGGATGAGGATCACCAGTGGATCGCCAAGACTGATGCGGATGCCTGGGCGGGCCGAGGGTGGCGCGTGGTCACCACGTCGCAGATGTCCGAGAAGGTGACTCGTCCCTCGGGTGCTCGGAGAAGGGATGGGACACGCTACTCAGCCCACCAGTGGCGTATTCCGTTGGCGGGCGCCGTGGAGTATCCGGAGCGAGACCTTCCGGTCCACCCGTATGTTCTGGGCTATTGGCTAGGGAACGGCAGCTCGTGCAACTCACAGATCACCTGTGCAGAGGCCGATCGGTGTGTTTACGACCGGTGCATCCAATTGGAGGGAGGAGACTGCCCTCCTCGGATCGCCGATGGTGTTCTCGAGGGAGTGGTGGGCGGCTTTGTGGACAAGCGCAGGAACAAGGACGGGACATCACTTCGCCATCGCCTACGCAGGCTAGGGGTGCTGCATGAGCGCAAGGGAGGCAAGCACATCCCGGTCGAGTATCTGACCTCCAGCATCTCCCAGCGTTTGGAGCTCTTGGCCGGTCTCCTAGATTCTGATGGCTCCTCGGACAAAAAGGGGCGGGTCGAGTTCTGCTCCTGCACGCAGAGGCTGGCAGAGGGGACGCTGGAGCTGATTCGATCCCTTGGCTTCAAGGCGTCTATGACCAACAGCCCGGCAAAGCTCTATGGGCGTACGGTTGGAACACGCTACCGGATCAACTTCACTCCTGGCTCTCCGGTCTTCTGGCTCCCGAGGAAGCTTGCACGACAGAGGCTGCAGCCGGTGTTCGGACGTGCCGGGTATCGCTGCATCAAGGCGATTACCAGAGTGCCCTCGGTGCCCGTGCGGTGTATCTCCGTTGATTCGGTTGATCAGAGCTATCTGTGCGGTCGCAGCTACACCGTGACGCATAACACTCAGCAGGTTTCAATCGCGCGCACGCTCTGGATTCTCGGTCGTGACCCACAGGCGCGCATTGCGATCATCTCGAACACGGGTGGGCAGGCCGAGAAGATCGTCAGGTCGATCGCGCGGTACATCGAGCAGTCGGCAGAGCTCCACATGGTCTTCCCAGCGTTGCGGCCGTCCGAGCCCTGGTCCGGCAGTCAACTCGTGATCCAGCGTGACACTGTCAGCAAGGATCCGAGCGTCCAGGCGTGTGGTGTTCACGGGAACATCCTCGGTGCTCGTATCGACTACCTCATCCTGGACGACGTGCTCGACTATGAAAACTGCCGCACGCCGGGCATGCGAAAAGACCTGTGGGATTGGTACCACGCAACGCTCGCAGGGCGGCTAACCGCTAACGCGACCGTGACTGTCATCGGGACAGCCTTTCACCCAGAGGACATGCTCCACCGGTTGGCGAAGCTGAACCGTTGGAAGGCTGTCCGCTTCCCGGCACTCAACGAAGATGGTTCGTCTCGCTGGCCTGCACAGTGGCCTATTGAGCGAATCGAGAAGAAGAGAGAAGAGCTCGGCCCACTGGAGTTTGCTCGGCAGATGATGTGTGTTGCCCGGGACGACACCGAGGCCCGGTTCAAGAAGGAGTGGATCGACATCGCGTTGAGGCTGGGTGACGGGAAGAGCCTGGCCTATGGTCTGTCTTCCGTGCCGCGCGGGTGCCGGACGTATACGGGAGTTGACCTCGCGGTGAGCAAGAAGGACTCGGCTGATCTCACCTGTCTCTTCACTCTCATTGTGCATCCAAACGGTCAGCGTGAGGTGCTCGACATTGACTCTGATCGCTGGTCTGGGCAGGAGATCATCGACCATATTCGATCGGTCCATGATCGCTATCACTCTGTGGCCATAGTCGAGAATAACGCCGCACAGGATTTCCTGGTCCAGTTCATGCGTGGGCAGAATGCGGTCCCGGTGCGTCCGTTCACGACTGGCCGCAACAAGACAAACCTCGAATTTGGGGTTGAGTCCATTGCTGCTGAGATGGCGGGTGGGCAGTGGATCATTCCCAACACCAACGGGCGGGTTTCCTCAGGGGTCTCGGAATGGATCGCGGAGATGCTCTACTATGACCCCAAGGGACACACTGGTGATCGATTGATGGCATCTTGGCTTGCTCGTGAGGGTGCTCGGATGGGCGCTCGAGTAATTCAGTCTGGTCGGATCGAGTTGACTAGACGATAGGAGAGACATCGATGGGTGACACTGAGCAGCGCTGTGGTGTTTGTGGGGAGTGGGTGCAAGAAGGTCGCTACCACGAGAAGGATGGGAAGGTGCTGTGCATAGCCTGTGGCGTCAAGACGTACAAGACAGGCATCTTGAGTGCTGCTCTTGGCTCTGCGTCATCCACGAGTGCTCCTCCTGTGGGGGAGGATCTGGCGACGCTCGCACAAAAGCTGGCGGCGAGCCTGCTCAGGCTCGCTCAGGGTTCTGTAGACAGAATCTCCGGCGAGAATCTCACGGAGTCCCTAGAGGCCATTGAGCGCAGGACTGGAGTCCTGCAAGAGGTCTTGTTGGCGCAGCGCATCGCGGCCGCTCTGGATGTGATGGCGGACAAGGTGATCGCGAAGAGGCAGTGACATCTCACTCACAAGGAAGGAAGAGTCATGGAACGAGACCACATCATGCAGTTTTTCTCATTTGCTCATCTCCCACAGCATCTTCAGGAGGTGTCGCGTCCGTTCAGTGAGATGGCCGAGAGGATTCACTCGAACATTGCACGCAATCCAGAGCGCACAGTGGCTCTGCGCAAGCTCCTTGAGTCGAAGGATGCCGCCGTGCGCGCGGTGCTGGCTGCCTAGGCACCAACGCGAAGAGGGACTGAGATGAGGTTCTACTGCCGACCTCCTCATCCACTGTTCTGGTGGATGGGGTTTCTCTGGAGTCTTCCATGGACGCTTGTCGGCTGGGCGCTTGCGCTTCTCGGGGGAGCTCACTTTGTTCGACGTGAGGGCCCGTTCAAGGCGTGGTTCTTCGTTGCGCCACCGGGCAGCATCTGCCGTTGGTTCCTGGATCGTGGCGGCCTGTTCCCAGGCGTGACGGGAGTCTCTTCCTTTTCTGGTTACACGTTGGGCGCGATCGTTGTGGCCGCGACCATGGACTACGTGGACATGTTGCTCTTTCAGGTCCATGAGTCGCGTCATGTTCAGCAAGGGTTTTGGTTTGGGCTATTTCTGCCCGTGGTCTATGTGGCATCATCGCTCTGGGAGTGGATTCGTGGACGAAACCCCTACTATGACAACTGGTGTGAACGAGACGCCCGCAGAGCGTCCGGTGAAGGCGTGTAGTCCACTCCAGATAGTGATCTGGCCTGACCCTCTGCTCACCAAGATGTGCGCTCCGGTCTCGGAGGTGGACATCGGAGCTCTACGCACGGGGGAGCAGACTTCTCTTCGAGAGTTGCTTGACGGGATGGCGTTGACCCTGCGACTGACGGGTGGGGGAGGCCTCGCGGCTCCACAGGTTGGCCGGCTTGTCCGGGTGATCTGCGTGCGGGTGCTCAGGCAGGAAGTCTCCCCAGGTGATGCTGGTGTGCCCAAGGAGCGCGAGGAAGTCTTGCATCTCCTCAACCCCGTTGTGACCTACTGCTCGGACGGATTCATGCAGGTCAACGAGGGGTGCCTCTCGTTCCCCGGTGTGACCGTGCCGACTCAACGGAGGAGCTGCTGCCGTGTGTCCGCGATCGGTTTTGATGGGAATCCTGTGGAGCTGGGAGGAGATGGTCTCCTGGCGGTGGCTCTCCAACACGAGATCGATCATCTTGACGGGCGGACCCTGGTGGAACATGTCTCTTCCTTGCGTCGCAGCCTGATCCGTCAAAGACTGACGAAGCAGAAGAAGCGTGGGCTTCGCTACAATCTCCAGGAGGCTATTCAATGAGCAGTGGCACGATGGGGCAGCCGGGTGTGGTTCGGCGCCTTCTGTCTGGTGTTGCTTCGCGTCTTGGAGGGAACGGCAACCTGGGATCGGATGACAGAGCCGCTCGGCAGAATGCAGCCGGACGGATCGCACGTCTCGGGCTCACTCCAAGACAGCAAGCGCTGAATCACCTCTGGGCGTGGTACCGCTCGCAACACTACGACGCGCGAAAGGTTGACTGGAACGGTCAGGAGGTTCTGACCCCGATTGAGCACGAGTCCGTCGCAACCGCGGGGTTTCTCCCCGCTGGGTTCTACGACGCCCAGAGTCTGCCTCTCAAGTTTCGACGGCCAAGGGCGCCCTATGCTCTGGTCAAGGTCGTTGTGGATAGGTTCACCGGTCTACTCTTCTCCGAGAGGCATCACCCGACGTTGCGCGTGGAGGGTGACCCAGCTACTGAGGACTACTCGAACGCGCTAGCTGAGGAAGCGCGACTCTGGCCGGCTATGTTGCAGGCACGCGCGTTTGGCGGTGCGATGGGCACGTTCGTTCTCGGCTTCCAGTTTCTCGATGGAAAGCCTGCGATCGAGGTGCATGATCCGAGGTGGTGCTTCCCGGAGTTCTCCGACCGCTCCACTCTGGAGCTGGCCAAGCTGGAGAAGCGCTACATCTACGAAGAGGAGGTCAAGGACCAGGTCACCGGGATTTCTGAGCCCGTCGCTTTTTGGTATCGGCGAGTCATCGACACCGAGCGGGATGTGCTTTTCAAGCCTGCTCCGGTCGGCAGTGGGGATGAGCCAGAGTGGCAGGTCGAGCGTGAGGTGGTCCACGGCTTCGGCTTCCATCCATGTGTCTGGGGCCAGAACCTGCCGTTGCAGGATGACATCGACGGCGATCCTGACTGCCTTGGAATCTATGACCTCGTGGAGGCAATCGACGCACTCTATTCACAGGCGAACAAGGGCACCTTGGCGTCTTGTGATCCCACGGTGGTCATTGCTTCCGATGTTGACATGGCCGAGGTGCTCAAGGGCAGTGACAATGCCATCAAGCTCCCTAGCGGATCGTCCGCTGCCTACATGGAGATCACGGGCAGCGGTTTGAAGACTGCGGTGGAGATTGCGGATCGACTCAGGGAGCACGCTCTCGAGGTGGCTCAGTGTGTCCTTGAGCACCCGGAGATGAGTCAACGAACCGCGACGGAGATCGAGCGGGTCTACTCCTCGATGCTTTCCAAGGCGGACATTCTCCGGGAGCAGTACGGGGAGAAGGGCATCAAGCCTCTGCTCAACAAGATGATCATGGCAGTGCAGAAGCTGGAGTCACCGGTAGCAGTTGAGGGAGAGGGGGTTGTTCGTCAGATGGTCAAGATCCCTGCCCGGGTGGTCGAGGACGCGAGCGGAAACCAGACGCTGGTTCAACGCCGGCTTGGGCCGGGCGGTTCGCTGGGCATCCAATGGCCTCACTACTTCGAGCCTATGCTGACCGACGTTGAGTTGGCCGCGCGGAGTGCAGGAGCGGCAAAGCTTGCGGGGCTTCTCGACATTGAGCACGCAGCAAAGTTTGTCGCGCAATATTTCGGCGTGCGGAATGTCCAGGCGATGCTGAAGAGGATCGAGGCTGAAAGGAAAGCCCAGGTGTCAGAGGCTGAGCAAAGCGCCTTGAAGGCTATTGCACGTAGCTACTAGGAGGACTCCAAATGAAGGCCGAGGACATCGCAAGGATCTGCCACGAGACGAACCGTGCCTATTGCTTTGGTTTGGGCGATCACTCACAGCCGACGTGGGATCTGGCTGCGGACTGGCAGCGTGACAGCACCATCAAGGGAGTGGTCATGGCGCTGGAACACCCAGAGACCACGCCAGAGCAATCTCATGAAGCCTGGATGAAGGAGAAGCTTGCGGCAGGTTGGAAGTACGGTCCGCAGAAGGCACCCGATCGTCTTGAGCATCCATGCCTGGTGCCCTACTCGGAGCTCTCGCCAGAGCACCGGATGAAAGACACTCTGTTTCTGGCTGTGGTTCGAGTGTTCGGGTTCTCAAAGATGGTGCAGGGTGCAGACGCTATCCTGAAGGTTGACGAGCCCGAGGTCGTGAAGCCGCCCGAGCAAAAGAAGGTGGTTGCTGTCATCCCACCCGGCCTCGCCAAGAAGCATCGGGGATAATCAACAGGGGGACAGATGCGGATCGGATGTGACTTCGATGGGGTTGTGGTCCGGCAGGATCACCCCTATGACGATGTGACCACTCCGCTGGAGTTCCTGCCCGGTGCGAAACAAGGCCTGCTCGCGCTCAAGGCTGCTGGCCACACTCTCTTGCTGTGGTCCGGTCGGATGTCGCGTGCTCTCCTTGTAGACCCAAAGCTCGACCCTCTCGTTCGGTCGGGAGCGCAAAAGGTCTCCTTGGAGCGTTGGGAGGCTAGCCGGGAGTTGAACCAGGCTCGGCTTCAGCAGATGCTAGACTTCATCGATCGAGAGCTGCCCGGGGTTTTCGATGCGATTGATGACGGAGCGGCAGGGAAGCCCACGGTGGATCTGTTCATTGATGACCACGCCGTGCGGTTTGGCTATGGCCCAGGCGCGTTGTCCTGGCAGCAACTGACCTACTTGTTCGGGGAGCCTGATGAGCAATCCAGTGGGGATGAAACCAAAGACGGAAACGGATCAGACGTTGTCACAGACGAGAACCCCGTCGATATCTAAGGCTGCACCTATCCACGTTAAGCATTTCATGCAAGGGGAGATGTCCCCGAATGAGATGCACCGGAAGCTTGCCTGGGGTGGTCGTGGATGCACAAAGTGTGGGCAACCAGCGGCTATCCGAGTCCGCATCTTCGCGGAGGTTGCGGAGATCTCGAAGCGCTCTCCTCAGTTCCTCATGCAGCTCGCTGCTGAGAATAGCGGAGAGGTGCCCGTTGTGGACTTCAAGTATGGGAAGTTTGTTCGCGTGAGCGAGGTGTTCGGCTGCTCTCATTGTCGAGCGGGGTTGGAACGGGAGGCGGCTGGGGCTCCGTCCTGGTGTCTTGTAGAACTCGATCGTGGCCCGTCCGATACGACGCAAGTAGCGGTGCCCGACCAATTGGGGTAGGAGGCGCAATGTCCGAGACTCTGGCGAAGTGGGCAAAGCTGACCGGGAAGCTCGAGAAGAAGGACTCCTCCGGGCCTCCTCTTGGGGAAGAGGAGAGCAAGGCACTCGCCAAGCTCCAAGAGCTCGCGAAGCAAAGCGGTGCGACCCTGGCAAGTGATGGGAAGGGCGGACTGCCTCCCTCGCTCGTCTTGGGGGTGATGAAGCGTGACCGATTCACGTGCAAGGTCTGCGGACTCCAAGAGGACATCGGCGTGCATCACAAAGGGGGAGTTGACCATCCCGGCTCCAAGTGGCTCGCGAAGAAGGGTCACCAGAACACGCCAGACAACCTGGTCACCATCTGCGATGCCTGTCATGACAACGTCCATGAGCAAGATCGGGCGGAGGGGGAGACCGGGTTTGAGGAAGACAAGGCTGTCGAGTAGTAAGCTGTTGAACCACTCTCCCGGAGGCTTCTCATGCCATCCCGCATCACGAATGTCAGTCTAGCGCCCATCACTATTCCAGAGCCCTACGTGGTCATCTTGGCCGCTGGGCAAGCGGTCACGGTCAGTGATGAGCCCAACGTTGCTATCACCAAGCTAGGAGGAGCAGCTCGGATCAACGGACTGCTCGAGGTCTCCCTGGTCTCTCAGGTGGACTCGGGCATCGGAGCACTGCCCGATGAGGCTGGGAAGTACGCGAAGAAAGCAGGAGATGACTTCACCGGGATGGTAACGGGGCTCATGGGTGTGCGCGTGGGCACATCGACCACAAAGCCCACGGCAAGTGAAGCTCTTCGGGGCTTGATCTGGGTGGTGCGCAACGGGCCCGGGGTAGCGGATGGCCTGCAGATCGTCGTCAAGAACGGCGCAGATATCTACACCTGGAGAGCGATCTAGGGTGCCCCTGTGGCTGACCTTCGGCCGACTTGGAAGAGCGTGCTTGAAGCACAAAGGCATCGGCTTGACCGGTTGGCCGATCGTCGTGGGATAGCTCCGCTGAAGAAGCTCTATGAGGACGCACACGCGCTCTCCCTGCGCAAGATTCACTCGGCGATGCACTCGATGGGCGGGGACCACTTCACGGTGCATCACCAGCGCTTCGTGATGGCCCAACTGTGGCAAGGCCAGATGCAGCTCGCCAAGAAGATGGTTGGAGAGCTCGGAGATCTCTCCCGGGAGGCTCAGCGGGAGGCCGTGCGTGGAGTGGCTCAGGATCTCACTCGTCTAGAGCACGTGTTTCGAGGGGCAACGGTCGAGCTCCCACTGGAGGAAGCCGCGACCTTTCGCGGGATCATCAGTGGCCGAGCGTCCTCGTTGCTCTCCCGTCACTCGTCCAGTGTGGCGCGATACACGGCAGAGGGAGTGGAGGCCATCGAGGGCGTGCTCGGTTCCTCCCTCCTGGCTGGGGAGACTCCCGGGGAGACGCTCACTCGCCTCGAGCAGTTTGTGGATAATGACTGGTGGAGGGCCGAGCGGATCGTGCGCACCGAGTCGGCCATGGCCTTCAACCTGGGGCGGAGGGATGCAATCGAGGAGGCCTCAACAGAGCTTCCTGACCTGATGATGCGTTGGACGGAGCATTGCTCAGACGACTTGGCCCCGTTCGACGATCGGGTGGGTGTGGATTCCCTGGCAATGCACGGGCAGGTCGCTGCTCCCGGAGAGATGTTCCACGTTCCACCGACCTCCCCTGAGCCAGAGAATAGTCGCTACCGGAAAGGGGTGACCAAGGTGCCTGCTTCCCTCGCGGGGAGCGAGGTCGAAAGTCCTCCCAACCGACCAAACGATCGGGCTGTCCTTTTGCCCTGGCGGGCTGATTGGGGGATCCCTGCTTGGGTGTGGAGTGGCAACAAGCGTGTTCCTGTCCGTTGACAGAGCGTCCATGGTCGGCCTACGTTCAGAGTGTCCCGTCTTTCAACCCTGAGGTGTTGCAATGCCAGTTCCTGTTAGGAAGCTCGCGGCGTTCATGCAAAACGAGGCGGTCAAGGGCAAGAAGATGCCTTTCGGGAAGAAGCCACCTTTCGGAAAGGGCGGGCA